GGCTAATGTCAAAAGAATCAGCACGCGAAGCCGACCCGCTAATCACAGACCCAGAACTAGAAAAAGACCGCATCACAGCAGAATCAATGGAAGCAGCACTACTGTCCAGCATCCAAGCACAAGCAGCAGACCCTAACGGACCATACCAGCCAGAAGATTTAGCGTACCTAACAAAACTCACAGTAGAAGAAAACGTCCCACTTTACGAAGCGGTACGCCGAACCAACGAACGCGCACAACAACGCCAAGCAACAGCAGTACCAGCAGGCGCACCAGAAGCAATGCCAGGGTTAGCAGCACCAGGCATGGGTGCAGAAGCACCAGCAGAACAAGCAGGACCAGCAGGAATCGAAGGACTACTCGCATCGCTTGGCGGTCCGCAAGCAGGAGCATCAGCACAACCAGGGACACCAGGTGGTGTACTTAGCCTCGCAGGGAGATTAGGTTAATGGCAAAACAATATCCGAACCGTTCCGATTTACGGAACCCATCAAAAAAACTTGCAGCAAAAGCAGCACCAGGACAAACCTACGGTGAAGCAGGAAAACAAATCGCAGCACAACAACAAGTACCAATGGCAGCGTCACCACAACCAGTAGTCGCCCCGCCACAAGCAGCAGTTGAACGTCCACGCCCAGGACAATTCGGACCATTAGACAGACCAACAGAACGCCCAGATGAACCACTAACAGCAGGCGCACCATTCGGACCAGGAAGAATGGCTCCAATGAGCGGCTACGCAGGTGTACGCAACGGCGACCCAATACTCGACGAACTCAGGGCATTGTACGCAGCCTACCCAAGCGAAGAACTCGCAGATATGTTGGACTCATATATCCGTGAAGGATACTAATGGTAGGTGGACTCAGCGCATTCGACCCTGTTGACGAAGAAAATAACGACAAAGACGCACAAGCGAACATCGCTGCCCAACAAAAAATACAAGCAACAGTAACCCCACAACAAGCAGCAAAAGTATCCGAACTTTATAAACAGAACGGATGGGTGTCGCCACGTGTCCTATTAGACATGGCAAAACAACCAGGTTTATCAAAGCAGGCTATTGACGCTGTAGCAAAAATGGAAGCGACAAAACTTGCTACACAAAACGACCCAAACAAATCAGACCCAAAAGGCTGGTTTGATAGAAACATTTACAGCAAAGCAAAAGCCGCAACACGTTGGGGTTTCGCCGCATTACAACTCACCCCAGACCTAACACAAAACGTTGCATCACAAATATTTTCACCAAACGACCCATCAGGCACAGCGGGTGTGTTCGCTTCAACACAACTTGGCACAATGCTTTCAGGTGAAGAATCAGGTGAAGGTTTCTTTTTTGGTGGGAAAGCCGCAGAAACACAAGCACAAAGAGCAAGAGACTTTCGTGGCACAATCAACAACCATGCGTGGACAATTGGGCGTGGCGCAGCAAACGTTGTGTTCACCCCAGGAACAAAAGAATACTCTCTACTATCAGGTTTCTTCGATGCTGCTGTAACCATCTACGCCGACCCAACAATCGTTGCAGGTCAAGCATTCAAAGCAGCGAAAACAGGTCAACAAGTAAAAGGATTAATCGGCACACGGGCAGTCAGCCAAAAAGTTGCAGACCAACTCGTTGCACGAGGCATAGTAGAAACAGACAAAATTCCGTCACTCACACGCGAAGGCGCAGACGCAGCAGCACGAATCTCCCGCGGAGAAATCGGTTTAGATTCTGCTGAAGCAATCTCATTCAGAGAATCAGAATACTTTGCATGGTTTGAACGCAACAGCAAAGCAGTACGACTATCCCAACGTTTAGCAGACCACGCTGCCACCGCAACAAAAAACATTGCGGACCGTGGACTAGACACCGAAAAAGCAGCCATCGAAAGAGGCAAAGCCGCATACAAAATCATGTCAGATTTCCGCGGCAAAATTGACCCAGAAACAGCAAAACGTTTAGCCGAAGCAGACTCCCCACTAAAAATCAAAGCCATTATCGGTGAAGCCGCAGCACGACTATCAGCCAACCCAGAAGACGTACTCATCCCAAAACAAATCGGCGCAATCAAAGGCACACGTGCAACATTCGCCGCACGAGAACTAGCACGCGAACGAGTCCCTGTATATCGCACGTTACGTAACAGCCGATGGTTCACGGAAATTCCAACAGAAAGAGCAATCATTGACGGCTCAGGTTTAGACAGAGCAAAGTCTGTAGAAACTTACGCCAACTTTTTACGAGGATTAAAAATCCACACAGCGCTTCCAGAAACTTTTGACAACTTCATGGGTCAAGCAATGGATGTATTTAGCACAGAAAACATTGCTGCACGTAAAGAAGCAGGCGACCAACTCTACGCAAAATTTCTTGAAATCACTACTGAGCACGCAGGCGGAGACAAACGCATCGTTGGTGAACTTATGCGTATCCACAAAGAAGAACTAGCCCGCGTAAGAGCATTTGCATTAGACGAACTAGGACAACTAGACGACGGTGGAACAGTACAAGCATTACGCAGTCTTGGTTTAGACGACGCAGAACTAACACGATTTAGCCCAGACGAACTAGACATACTACAAATACAAGGACCAACAGCACTAGTTGAACTTGTAGACAGCATCCACGTGTTACCCGACTACCGTAAACTTCGAGCGTTAACAGGCAACCCGTTTCTTAAAAAAGCATTACGCAACAAAAGAGGCGACCAAAGATTTGTGTTAGCCGCAGCCGAAGAACTCCAAACAGAAGTATGGAAACCGATGATTCTTGCCACAGGCGGATACGTCGTACGAAACATGATTGACTCACACATCCGAATGGCAGCAAAAGGCTACCAAAACTTTTTTACGCACCCATTTCAATTTATTCAAACAGTTATGGGCAGCCGCTTTGTTGGACCATTAACAGGCGGCGACGGAACAGCAAAAACATTTGAAGACGCATTTGATGACATCAGCGGCACATTAAACAAAGTAATGCAGGACTACCAAAAAAATGCTGGCAGAACAATTTATCAACATTTGCAAGACCCGCTTGCTGCTAATGAACGGTTGTTACGAGGAGAAAATTTTACTCCAATTAGTCGAGGAAGTGATGCCGCAGGACATACAACAGGTTACGTAGATAATTTAGGACAAATCCGCCAAGACCCAATTCTTAAAAAAATGGTGGAACTATCCACACTCCCAACACAAGAACGTCAAACAGCGATGAGCGCATGGTTGCAAACAACCGACGAAGGAAGAGAAGCCGCCAAAACAGTTGTTGAATATTTTCGCAACGGAATACGCATTGCAGACCCAAGAACAGGTCGCAGCCAATTTGTCAAAATAACAAACATCAACGACACCGACCTCATTACCACTTGGCTAGACAGAGCATCACAAGCCAAAATAAACACAATAGTTCGCAACGACGAAGAACTACGTTTCGTAGTCCAACATGGTCGTGTCCCCAAAATCGAATCATTACTTGACGAACAAGGACTACCAACATCACGCCTTACAGAAAACGCAGACGGTCTACCAACAGCCGATGTTCAATTTGTGCCACGTGAAGAAATCCCAGTAGACAACCTTGTAATGGCAGAACGAGGACAAAACAGAGTTGTAGGCGCTTTAGTTAAACTAAACAACGGTGACGACGCAATCATCACACGCATAACCCCAAGCCGAGTAGAAGACCCATTCAACCCAGGCACACTCATCCCTCGTGACATTGCAGAAGTACAGGCAGTTGCCCCAGGACAAGCATTTACCACAAGAGAACAAGACCCAGGGCTATTCGGTAGTGAAGCACTCCGAGAACTTATTGACCTTAAAGGCAACCAAAGAAAACTAGCACCAAGTGTAAAAGTTGCCAACCGTATCGAAAAAGGCAAATCAGCAAAACTTGACAAAATTACTAACGCAATGGACACAGGCGTTAAATGGTTCTTTAACGGACTGGTAGGTAAAGCCACACAGAAACTTGAACGTTCACCGCTTTACCGTCAAGCGTTTTATCGAACAGTTGCAGACAACGCCAATCTGTTATCACCCGCAGAACAACAAACTTTGCAAGCGAACATTGCCAGATATGTTGACTCTTTAAACGCCGACCTTGCCGCCGAAGGCAAACGAGCAAACATGACAGTAGAAAAATATGTTGGCAACAAAGAAATCTACAATCAGATATTTGGAAAAGCAGCCACGGGTGACGGCACAGTTGCTCAACTAGAACAATTCGCTGGAGCGATGGCTGTACAAGAACTTAAACAAACCTTGTACAACGCCCAACAAAAAGGCAACCTAGAAGATATGCTCCGAGTAGTAGCACCATTCGCCACAGCATTCAGAGAAACACTCGGACAATACACCTCATACCTCATCGAAGACCCATCACGAATCCGCAAAACACAACTCGCATTCAACGCAGCAAACTACGACTCAGACAACCCAGACAACGCCCTATCAGGCTGGTTCGCCAAAGACCCTATAAACGGCACAAACGTATTCAATTTTCCTATCGGCGGATGGGCAGGAGCAATGCTCCAATTCCCAATCCGAGGCGCATTCCAAGTATTAAACCTTCCAGGTGCAGGTCCAGTCCTGCAAATCGCCGCATCAAACATACTCCCAGACGTACCTCAACTAGAATTCGTACGCAAAATGATTCTCCCATACGGAGAAAAAGGTCCAGGGTCACTCGCACCACAATGGGCGACACGAGGCATCGAAGCAATCAGAGGCGACACCGCCAACCTCGGCACAATCTACGCCAACACCTACGCAGAAGTAGTCCGCCACAAAATCCAAAGCGGAAGTTACAACACCAAAGACCCAAACGACATGGCAAAACTGTATGCTGATGCACGCCGCAAAGCACAAGTCCTCGCAGGACTACGCGCCCTATTCCAGTTCACAGGACCAACCTCACCACAAATCGATTTCCGTTTAGAAACAGACGACGGCGACATTATTGCATCATCACTCTCACAAGAGTTCTACAAACTTAAAACAGAAAACCCAGACACAGCAGTAAGCAGATTCATCGACCGTTTCGGCGAAGATGCTTTCATTTACATGGGTCACAAAACTGAGCCAACAACTAGCGGTATCGAACCAACTAAAGTGTTCTCTGATTGGGCTAAAGATAACAACGACCTAATGACACAATACAAAGGCATCGCAGGATACTTTGCCCCTGGCGGTGATTCGTTTAGTTTTGAAGCCTTTAATCGCCAAATCCAAAAAGGTGAACGTAAACGGTTGACAGCAGAAGAAACGGTTGCAGCAGCCCAATACAAAATTGCTTCATCTATCTACCGTGAAAAACGCAACCAGTTAGGCGACACCCTAAATCAAGACCAACGAAATTGGCTTGCTCAATGGCGCACATTTCTTAATGAAGAATACCCAGGGTTCCCAATTAAAGCCGACTTCAACCCAGGCGAATTCCCTAACTTCATCAACGATTTGCGTACAGCCGTAACCGACAACCGTTTAGCAGACAACGACGTAGCAAACGCAGTCAAAGAATATTTGGATGCCCGCGACCAAGCATTAGAAAAAGCAACAGCAGCAGGCTATTCAAGTTTCCAATCACCAAAAACACAACCTCTAAAGGATTGGTTGGCTAGTATTGCAGCAGCACTCGTACAGCAAACCCCAGAATTTGCAAGAATTTATGAAGATAAACTTGCAGCAGAGGTAGATTAATGTCATTTACAGAACCAACAGAAACAACAGAACCTACGTCGGTAACGGCTAAAGCCCAATCTAAAGGGCTATCTGATGTTGCGCCACTTGATTCTAAGTCTGGTGGATTAGCCCCAGACATTCAACTTGGTGTAAGACAGGTTACTTTAACCCCACAAAAATTTGCAACACTACCAGAAATAGATATTGTTGGCGGAAGATTTCAGGGTCCACCAACACAGCGCAATATCAGCGCAGGATATGTCGGTCAACAACTTGTAGGCAAAAATGGCGTTATTGAACGCGGTCAATACCAAGAAAGCGAAGCCGAAAGCGAACTTGCCCGTATGACCAAAGTGGACAGGGATAGATTTCAAAACGCTTTAGCATCACGAGGACTATACGGTAAAAATGGTAGACCCCTCGGTGGAACTGGTCGCGGTACTGAAGACATTTCTGTAACAAAAGAATTCATTCGTTACGCAAACGGTGAAGGTTTAACCATTGAAGCAGCCTTAGACAAATTTTTGGCAGAAACAAAACCATACGTAGCCGCCCGCAAAGTTATTCGCACCACAGCCAAACAAGATATTCGTTCAGTATTTCAAGACACAACACAAAAAATATTAGGGCGTAACGTGTCTGCTGCCGAAATCGAAAAGTTTGTTAAAGCCTTTGAAGGCATGGAAATTAAAGAAGGTATGGGTGGTGTTCGTGCGCCAAACATTGGGGTCGCTGCCGAGCAACAAGTTCAACAACAGTTCGGTCCAGAAGCACAAGCGGTTGGCGCTTTAGGTTTGTTTGACATTCTCGATAGAAAGATTAAAGGACAGGCATAATGGCTGACGAACAAAAGGCTGACGAACAAAAACCGATGCCGCAATGGATTAAACAAAGCCGTTTACCCGAATCCACAAAACAATATTTTTACAAACTATGGCTCAACGGAGATATCTCACCCAAAGCACCAGCACAAGATTGGGGTGCGATAACAGACATTGCAGATGCCATACGAAAAATAACATTCAAAAAACCAAAAGTTCGTACTGACACATTCCCTAAACAATCTCTTGAAGAAGTACAACAAACCGCTTCAGAAATTGCTCAACGCCGCAATGATTTAAGACTTGCCATTTCAGAAACAGACGGTGTTGATGTCGTTTTGGGTGACGAAATATTGACTCTTGATGAAGCAATCAAACAAGAACAAAACTTGACAATAGTTAATAACCAATACAAAAACGCTATTAACCGCCGCCGCCCGTCTTCAGAAAGAGCCAAAGACCCTGACTCCAATTTACAAGTTGGTTTAGAAACAGCGCAATCTAACGCCGATAGCGCATACGCCGAAATGCTTCAAGAAATCACGGCGTTCCCAGAAACATCACAACCATACCGCGACCGTTATTTTGCGTCTCTAACAATTTTAGACCAAGCCGAAACTAAAGCATTAGATAAAGGACTTACTGTTCCCAAGACAGTTACGGTAGAAATGGGTTTGCCTACACGCGATGTCGCGGCTTTACCAACAACTGCTGAAGCACTCAAAAAACCTGTTACGACTAGAACACCATCTGGTGTTGCTGCACAACAAGGGATGGGTGCAACTGCTGTTAGTCCAGTAGAGGACCGTGCGGAACAAGCACGTTTTGGTCGGATGAAAACGGGTGAACTTCGACCTGGCACAAAAGTAACACCAACAGGTGTAGGCGCTGTTGTCGATACAGGTGGCGGAGAAGGTACAGGAGTTGGCGGCGAAGTTGGCGGCGGAGTTGGCGGAGTTGTTGCACCAGGTCTAGATGTAGCCAAACGAAAAGCATTTGTCAACGCACAACTCACCGCCCGTGGTTTAGAAAACACCCCAGCAAACCGTGAAACGCTACGCAAAGAATACGTAGCGTCCTTAACAAAAACTGTAACAACGGATGAAACCAAAGACGGTAAACCAACAAAGGTTAGCAACGCATGGGAAACAATAATTCGAGAACAATTCCCAGCAAAAGCATGGTTACTCGACTTAGACCGCACTAAATATCCTCAACTGTTTAAAGTTCTTAGCACAGCCATTGCCGAAGAATCATACAAAACACCAGAAGGCAGAGCACGTTTTGAAGCCCAATTAGAAGGCACAGAATTTTATAAAGAAATATCAACCTCAAAACAACTAAAAGTTATCCAATCCCTAGTAGGCACATTAGGTTTTCAAGGCACTGATTTTTCTAAATTTGTTTCAGATTCCATTAACTTTGGATATGAAGGCGACATCCTCAAACAAAAAGTTTACGAACAAGTCTTTCAAAAAGATGACGCAAATAATTACATAAACCCAACAGCGTTGAAACGTGTAAAAGAATCTGCTGATTACATCAGAACACAAAACATTGCTAAATCATTCTTTGGTAATCCATCAGACGACGACATTGAACAAGTTCTGACAGGACAAATTTTACCAGCCGATTACGAACGTCAACAAAGAGTATTTGCTGGGCAACGTTATGGGCATTTGAAAGATTTGTTAGACCAGGGCATGACAATGAAAAGCATTGCCGCGAATTACAAAACAAGCGCAGCGCAACTTTTAGAACTTGACGAAAACGCTATTGATATGTCCACAGGCGCTTTTGAACAAGCGGTAAGTTTCGGTGAAGAAGGCAAGAAGCGTTTGATGACTAACAGCGAATGGGAAAAACTATTACGTTCTGACCCACAATACGGTTGGGAAAGAACTAATAATGCTAAGGATGAGGCTCGTTCTTTGTCGGCTAATATTGCTCAAGCGTTTGGAAGGATTCTCTAATGTCAATGACCCCAGAAGACCTACAAGCCCTTTCCGAGGCACGTGGTCGCCCCCGTGATTATGCTGCTGAGGTTGCTGCGGCTTATGCATCGAAAACAGCGGCTTACGGCACAGGTAGCACAACTGACACAACTGGCACAATCGGCGGCGGACAATTTACAGCCGAGCAAGCCGCCGCTATCAGAGATGCCGCGGACCAAGCAGCAGGTTTATCTGGAGATGCTGCCACAGCACAATACATACGTGACCTCGCAGCAGGCAAATTAGGTGGCGCAACAGATACACAGGCTGCATTAAACAGACTTATCGCTGAAGGTCAAGCACGTAGCGCCGTAAACAACGGTGGCGGTGGCGATGGCGGCGGCGGCAATGGCGGTGGTGGTGGCGGCAACAAAAATGTTGTTCCAGCAGACGACAACGAAACAGCAACAACCATCCTCAGAAACACCCTCAAGTTCTACGGACTAGACGAACCAGATTTAGTTAACGAAATCCGCACAGCCCTAGCCAGCCGACTAATCACAGGCTCATCAACAGTCGACGAAATCGGTATCCAACTACGAGAATCACCAGCGTTCAAACGACGATTCGCAGCAAACGAAGCACGACGAGCAGCAGGCAAACCTGTCTACTCCGTCACTCAAACACTCCTCTTAGAATCCCAATACCGCAAAAATTTGCGTGATTCAGGAATGCCACCAGGATTCTATGATGACCCAACATCGTTACAGAACTTTCTTATCAACGACATCTCCCCAGATGAAATACTTTCCAGAGTAACCCAGGGCTATCAGGCTGTACGCAACGCTGACCCGACAGTTATCAACGAACTCAAAACGTTATACAACCTTGACGATGGGTCAATCGCAGCATTCTTCGTAGACCCCGCCAAAGCCCAAGACAATATCCTGCGAGCCGCCAGAGCCGCCGAAGTTGGTGCACAAGCCCGCAAACAAGCAGGCATCGGACTCACACGTGAAACCGCCGAAGAACTAGTCCGCCAAGGCGTAACCGAAGCCGAAGCACAAGCAGGATTCACCACATACAAACAACAAGAAAGCCTCTACCGACCACTAATGGGCGAAGAAGAACTCACCCAAGAAGAAGCCATCGCAGGCACACTCGGCACAAGCGCACAAGCAGCCCAACGAATAGGCACACGCAAACGACGACGCAAAGGCACATTCGAAGCAGGCGGCAAAGTCAGCCTACAAACAATCGAATAACGAAATAGTTGACAACACCATAAACGGTCACTACTATTCAACTTGATACGTTAAGTAGGAACCTACACAGGAATCCCCCAAACTGTGTGGAGCAATTCGGGGTGACAAATCAATAGCAGCCATCACATACCTCTGATGTGATGTGGGCAGAAACAGGAGCGTGCCATATGTCAGAGTTTGACAACTACGACAGCGAAGACCAGATAGAAGAATCCGAAACCCGAAACCCAGTTAGGGCAAGGATGAAGCAACTGGAAAAGGAAACCGCAGAACTGCGAAAGCAAGTAGCGGAAGCCGAGTCAGCGAAACGAGAGTTAGCATTCGTTAAAGCAGGTTTAGACCCGCTTCAACCGATGACAAAATATTTCGTTAAAGCATACGATGGCGACCTAACCCCAGATGCGATTCGTCAGGCTGCTGTAGAGGCGCAATTGATTAGTCCACCCCAGAACCAACCATCTGCGGATGAGATGCAGGCATGGCAGCGTACCAACAAGGTCGCCGCTGGAAGCCAAACATCTCAACCACCAGTTGACTGGACACGCAGGTTGAACGAAGCAACTTCGCCACGAGAAGTAGAACAAATTTTGTCTGAGGCACGGGCAGCAACAGAAAACTAATATCCCCCTCAAAACAAAAGGAATAAATAATCATGGCAGGCGAAACCCAACTCTCGTCTCTCTCGGTAGACCAGGTAGCATTCGACCGTCTTGCGTACTTCGCATTGCGTTCAGAACTCCTCTTCGACCAAGCAGCAGACGTACAACCAGTACAACAGGCAATGCCTGGAACTGGCGTCACATTCACCATCTTCGCAGACATTTCGGCAGCGACATCAACGCTGAACGAAGTAACTGACGTAACACCAGTAGCGCTCTCAGACAGCCAGGTAACTGTAACTCTGAACGAATACGGTAACGCAGTTGTAACCACAGCGAAGTTGCGTGGAACAGCATTCACAGATGTTGATTCAGCAGCAGCAAACATCATCGGATACAACGCAGGCGATTCAATCGACCAAGTTATCCGTGAAGTTCTCGCAGCAGGAACCAACGTCGTTTACGCCACAGGTGGCACAACAACCCCAACCAGCCGAGAATCAATCTCAACAGATGACATTCTTCACGCTGACGATGTTCGCAGAGTTGTTGCACAACTCCGTGGAGCAAACGTAGCAACCTTCAACGGTTCTTACATGGGCTACATCCACCCAGACGTGTCGTACGACTTCCGTTCGAACACAGACGTATCAGCATGGCGCACACCAGCGAACTACGTAAACCCAGAAGGTATCTACAATGGCGAAATCGGCTTGTTTGAGTCGGTACGTTTCATTGAGACACCACGAGCCAAAGTGTTCGCAAACGCTTCAAACGGAACCAGTTCAACTGGTACGATTGATGCCTACTGCACACACGTAATGGGTCGTCAGGCTCTTGCTAAGGCTTACGCAACACAAGACGGTAACGGCGCTGTACCAAAAATCGTTCGCGGTAACGTGACCGACGTTTTGATGCGCTTGCAACCAGTCGGTTGGTACTGGCTTGGTGG